TAAAAAACCAAAAATTACGGTCACTAAATCACCGACTGGTGTTGATTTAACATATGAGGGTCCGGAAACTGGTTTTTGTATACAACATTCAAAAGGTTCTACCGGTGATAGTATTCACCAATTAGCTGGTGTGACTCGTGTAATTGTTTCACAATATCTAAAAGAATTATATAAACAAGGAACATTTGTTTATCCAGATTTAAAAAATATTGGTATGACTAAAAAAGATAAATTTTTTAGTATTAATGTACCATTTGTTAAAACTACTGAAAGTAAGGCTATCACAAATTTCAATGAACGTGGTGGTTGGGGACATACCGGTAACGATTCATTTAACGATTTTCTATCCACAATATCTGATACCACAAAATATGGTTTAGTTACTAAAGAAACTAAAGTGGCTTCTGGTGGTAATTCACCTGACATTACTGAAAATTGGGTATCATTTAGAGATCTTGAAAAATTTCCTATTATGACATCAACTGAAGGTGTGGATGAGTCTAATGAAAAAATTGAAAAAATTGAACATAATAATAATCCAAATATTTTAAGAGAAAGGTTAAAAAAGTTGGGTGTTATAATCAATCCAAGTGTCAAATATGTGGGTACTAATAATGGGTATGTTGAAGTAAAATACTTAACAAATTGTCCTAATGAAGGAAAATGTGATAAAGTAAATTTAAGTTATGTTTTTTCTGATAGTGGTGAAGAAGATACTGTATTAGAAAAAGTTAAAATTAAAAATACTATTGTAGATGAAATTGATTATTCTATGAAAGGTGTTAAAGGATATATTATTACTATCCAACAATAATTAAATATGAAACTATTAATTAAAAAAATCTTAAAGGAAAATATTGATGATAAAATATTTGATTTTGTTTTAACTAACATTGAAAGGGGAATTATTAAACCACCCTACGTTAAAACTTTGTCTGAAGATTTTGATTTACCTAATGATCAAATTAAAAGTATATTGAAAAAAATTATTGGTGGTAAAGTTACTATGTATAAAAATGGTGATACACTGGTTATTGATCGTAGGGAAAACCGTTTATATGAAGAACATAAAGATGGTTGGTGGATTAAACAACTTTTTGATGAAAGGGATAATTTAATTTATAGTGAAACTCACGATGGTTGGGCTAAATGGGAATATGATGGGAATCGGAATCTGACATACTATGAAAATGATGAAGGTACTTGGGAAAAGATAATGTATGATAAGTGGTCTAATAAAATAATTTATAATGAAACATCTGATGAAGGTGTAGTTAAAGATCTTAGATGAAAAATTTAATTAGGAAAATATTAAAAGAATCAGTTGATAATAGAGTTATAGGTCTTATCAATAAAATGAATTTATCAACTTTTAGTGAAATTGATAACTTTTTAGAAGAGGTTGGGTATAGTGATGATGAAATTATTGAAATTTATCACAATTACTTTAAAACTATTAGTGGTTTAGAATTAAATCCTACAAACTGGATGGACTTTTACTTTAGTCCTGATCAATTGGAAATTTTTGAAGATAATAATTATCCCAATACATTATTTATCAAAAAAAATGGTAAGGTTGTAATGGAAAAAGATAAAAATTTTGAGGAAAATAAATATAAGATTATTTTTATAGATTATCGTTTAATTTGGTCTGTACTTAATAACTTATTTTTTATGAAAGATACGGAAGTAACTAATTTTTTAAATGAATGGTTGGAAGAAAATTTTAAAATAAAAAACTACAAACCTGTTTATCAATCGTTATCAACATACGGAAGTAACTAATTTTTTAACTGGTTGGTTAAAAGAAAATTTTAATATAGAGGGTTATAGACCTATTTATCAATCGTTATAAATTATATAAAGTTAAAAATTACTTTTTAAACTTTAATTGATATTTATACATATGAAATTGTATATGAATTTAAGTAAAATAATTAAAGAAGTTATTAATGAGTCGATTTTAACTGAAGCTTTTACTATTGAAGATTTAAAGGATAAATTCGTTAATAAAGGAACTATTGATGAAGAAACTTTTGAAGAAATAATTGGGTTTAATTTAAAAATAAATTACACTAGTTGGTTACTAAAAATGGTAAACACTAATTTAATCCCCTCAGAAGATGTCTATCAATTTATCCATTATTTAGAAGTTTTTAATAAATTTAAAAATCTTTACCCTATTAAAGATATTAATCGTATCAATAAAAATGAGGAAATTGAAGAATTCATCAAAACATCAATTAAAATAATTGAACAAAGTAGTACTAGTGGTCAAGAAACGAAGGGTGATAAGAATTATGTTACACCAACAGAAATTTCAAGGTTAGATAGGGTTGGTATAAGTTTTTTAGGTACGATTAGTAGATACCAAGTCTTTAAAATACCTTACACCATTAATCCTGAAGCGACCTGGAAAGAATATAGAGAAATATTAGGTAGATGTTCTGGTAGAGGTAGTGGTTTATTAGACCCTGATGGTGAACCAGTGGCTGTTAAATTTTGTACTATAGCTACACTACCACGTTTTAAACAATACACAGAAGATGGTCCAATGTATGTATTTTTTAATACAGCTGATCATTTAAGTCCTTATCAATTTCACTATGAAAGTAGTCAGTATAAAGACAGAAGAAATCTAAACATATTTACGGGTGTAAAAATAGGTAGTAAAGAATTTAAAATTTATAATTCATTTTTTAACTTTTTATTTGAAAAAGAAGGGAGGGTTATACCTAAAGATGTGTTTGATATTTATATGAAACCAGAATCCAATGGAATAATAAGTCCTAAAAATATAAAATTATTTGCCCAAGAATTTGGTATAAATACGATACCAACAGAATATTTAGATTCATTACGTGAAAGTTATATTAGAACAATTAATAATAGTTTAAAAAAATCAAAAATTAATACCATTCCTTTAGAATTTTATGTAAACATACAAAATATATTTAACCCAAAAAATTCAAAATATGTTTTAGATTTTTTAAAAAGTAATAGTATTAAAGCACCACAAGAATTGATTGATTTGTCTGAACGTAAGATTAATAAATTTTCAACTATGAGTGACACTGAATTAAAACAATACCCTAAAGGAATTGGGGGGAGTAAAAATGTTGACTGGTATGAAAGTACTGAATTTGATGAGTGGGAAAAAGAGATAGAACTTAGAAATTTTTTTAAATAAATATGAGAAAAAAAATTATACAATTAACGGAATCAGATCTTAGAGAATTAGTCCGTAAAATAATGGTTGAGGTTGAGTTACCTACGGAAGAAGTATCTGATCCGGTAATAGATTCAATAAGAGATAGGGTTATTGATCATGAGGGTAAACGAAATACGGTTTATAAAGATTCTCGTGGAATACCCACAATAGGTGTTGGTTTTAATTTAAATAGACAAGATTCAAACGCTTTATTAACACAAGTTGGGGCTAATCCTGGACAAATAAAACGAGGACAAAGTAAACTTAGTAATAAACAAATTAATACATTATTAAATAAAGACCTTAAAAAATCTAAAGAAGACGCTAAACAATTAGTTAAAAACTTTACAGGATTACCATCAGAAATACAAGGTGTACTTATTGAAATGGTATTTAATTTAGGTAAGTTTGGTTTAGCTAAATTTAAGAAATTTTTAGATTACATTAATAAAAAAGATTGGAAAAAAGCTTCAATTGAAATGTTAGATTCTGATTGGTCTAAACAAGTTGGTAGACGTTCTAAAACACTTTCAAATATAATCGCGTTACAAGGTTCATATGGTGATTTATCTAACGCTAAAAATGTTTATGATAAACTTAACCAAACTGATGTTTTTATGGGTAAACAATTTGATAAAAATACTGGTTTAAAGATTAATTAATTATCCTTAATGGAAAAAATTCTCCAATTATCTTGTTTTAGTGGAAAATATTTGTAGATTATACCATTTTTTATTGTTTTAGTGGAAAATATTCCTTAAATTTACCACACAATAACCCCAGTTATAAAAAAAATAAATTAAAAAATGGAAACAACTATGTATTTTATTTTAGGTATCCTCACGATTATTGTACCAATATTCATTGGTATGATTATTATGGGTTTAGTTAAGATTAACAGACAACAAAAACAAATAAAAGATCTTATTGAACAAATTAATTTTCAAGGGAGAGATTTTAATAACACATTCTTAGACATTCGTAGGTCAAAAGAAAATGATACTCGTAATATGTATGAAGAATTACGAGAGTTAGAAAAAAGAGTACAAAATCATTTAGATGATTTTAAAAGAGAAACAAAATCGTATACCGATTCTAGGGTTGATAAATTAATTGACACCTATTTTGAATATAAAAAAATAAGTAAAGATAGTAAGGAACTATTAAAGGACTAAAATAAAAACTGGGGTTATTTTAAACTAAAATTAATTTAATTATAAAGAATATGCCAAGATTTTCAGAAGAAGTAGATTTCAACATTAGTGTTGAGGAATTTTTATCAAAATGTTCACCAAAAAATATTAAAGACTTAATACAATTATTAGAAGATGATAATCACATCAACCAATATAATAATAGAGTGTTAAACTTTATGGAGGAGAAGTATGTTAATCATTGTAATCATTTAAAAAATTCTTACTTACAGATTAGTAAAGAAGATTATGAGATAATAGAAAATTTATCTAAAAAATATGGTGGTTACTAATATTTATTAGTAAAAAAACCCAATGAAAAATTATTTTAAATCTTTATTTCTATTTTTTTCAATAATTTGTACTTTACATAGTAATTCTCAGACAATATGTCCAACGACAATTCTTTATGATTATATGGAAACATATACCTGGTTTGGTAATTGGAGTACACCCACTAATACTGGATTTTATTTAAACGCTTCGGTAACACCCTCAGTTAGTGGAGTAATATTTGGATCAGGTAATGGTTCATCGGGGATTGAAACGGCTATATACACTTTACCAAATGTAACTGGTTTAAATAGTCTTTATAATTATAAATTTAGATTTAGACTAGCTTCATATAGATTTTCTAATCCAACCACTGCGACAGCTGGTGTTGATAACCCTGATTACATTGATGTAAGATATTCAATAAACAATGGAACTTCATACACAACTGAAATGAGGATTACTGGTAACGCTAACGCTTATTGGGATTACAACATTTTAGGTGTGATCACTAAAACAGCTACTGGTATTATGACAACATATTCACCATTAGGTGGGGGTAATCGAACAACCACCGGAGATGGGTATTCAGTACTTGAATTAACATTACCAGTTGGTATTACACAATTAATGTTTCAAATAAGTTGTAGAGTTAATTCTGCTGGAGAAGAGTGGTGGTTAGATAATGTTGAATTGATTGAAATGACTCCTTGTTCAATATTACCAATAGAATTAGTTAGTTTTGATGGTTTTAACCATATAAATTATAATTATTTAACTTGGGTATCAGCTACTGAGGTAAATAATGATTATTATTTGTTAGAACGAAGTGTTGATGGTATTAATTGGGTTGAAATAACTAAAAAATATAGTATTGGTACATTAAATACACCCACTTTTTATGATTATTCTGATCATACCTATATAAATGGTGAAATTAACTATTATCGTCTATCACAAGTAGATTATGATGGTAAAAAAGTATATTTTAACATAATTAGTTTAGAATCAAAAAATTCCTTAAATAACTGTCTTTATGAGTATTTTAACTTAAATGGACAAGAAATTGATATCCAAAATGTAAGTTCTGGACTTTATTTAAGGAAATGTGGTAATAAATTTGAAAAAATTCTTAAAATTGAATAATTTTCATAAAAAAATTAGGTTAATTAAAATTAAATTTTTACATTTGTATTAGATAATTAACTATAAAAAAATTAAAGTTATGGAAACTACTAAAACATATACAAAAAACGAAAATGGGTTCTACACTAATTACACTACAGAAGATGTGGTTAGAGAAATGAATGAACTTAAAGATAGTAATACTTGTCCTATGACTAACCCAGAATTTTATGAGTTATGGAAATGGGATAACCCAACTAAAGTTGATGATGAAGAAACTAAAAGACTTAAGAGAGAAAGATATTTAAAAGTTAGGGAACAAGTTAGAAATAATTTGTATAAACATAGAAGATAATAAAAAAGACCATAGTATGGTCTTTTTTTTTATACCTAATATTTATAATTATGAAATATTTAATAAAAAAAATACTAAACGAAATTGTATTCAATCCTGATAGAGAAAAATTTAAATGGAGAGATATTGGTTCATTAAATGTTAATGGTAAAAAAATACATACTAGTACTTTTAGGACTCCAACTTATAAATATATAGTAAACGCTGAGGAATATCCAAATCATTTTTATTTAATTTCATTTTATCCTTCACTAAATACTGATTTTTTTGTGAAACAATTTTTGAAACAAGAAAGGGGTCGTACTTATTATGATAAGTATAGTTATAGAACAAATGAAAAAGTTATATCACCAGAAGATCAGGTGAGATTATCTAAAATGGGTGGTAAAGAAAGAAGGGAAGAACTTAATAAATTACCTTCAATGGCCTATAAAGTTTTTGCCTTAATAATGGAATATATGGATGAAATATTAAAAAAAGATCCATTAGCTTCATTCGGATATTTTGGTGCTGCGGATTCAAAAGGATCTGAAAATCCTGATGATGATATAATTGACACTAAAAGATTTAGAGTTTATAGATTAATGTTAGATGATCGTTTTAAAAATACACATACACCATACCATAAAGAATCATTTAGTGGATCACTATATATTAATAATGAAGCTGAGAATAATTTCCCTAATATTATTGAGTTTGCCAATAAAATTTTACAGAGTCACCTATAATTTTGTTAAAATTTACTTTTTTTACCTTCACCTATTGTTTTATTGAAAATAATTAATTAACTTAGCGTTATAATTCAATTAGTAATAATTTAAAAAAACAAAAAATGAAAAACAGTAAAAAAAAGGAAAACTTGAAAGACATTAAAAATGTGTCAACAAAAAATGTTAAATCAAATTTAAATGAGACTAAAAAAGTTTCAACAAAAAATGTTGTATCAAACACAACAAAAAACGTTAAATCAAATTCAGTTCCCACTTACACACCAGTAAGTAAACACATTTATAATACCGGTGTTAGTTACCGTGTACGTGTATATGTTAAAGGTAAAATGGTTTCTATCACAACTCCAACCAAAAAAGAAGCGTTTCGTGTTAGAAAAGAATTGTTAGGTTTACGAGGTTAATAAACTTCAACGAATAAAAGTGAAAAGGAGGTGTTAAAATCTCCTTTTTTTATTAAAAAAAATAAGATATGAAATATACAAAAATTAAAGAATTTTTATTATTCTTTTTAATACAATTAGTTTTATACCTTTTACTGGTAGTTAATTATAGGTGTGTTGTTAACATCAATTATGTTGGAACTACATTAACTGACTTCATAATAGGATCATTTAATTTCTTTATAGTTAGGAAAATAGCCAAAAGTGAGGATTCATTACACCAGTGGGCTGGTTATTCAATTGGAGGAGCTATTGGGGATGTTTTGGGATTATATATATCTAAAATACTTTTAGAGGTTTAAATTAAACCTAATACTTTCTATTATTTAAGATATTTATCACTATGGAACATATAATTAAAAAATTATTAGTGGAAATGATTTCAAATGAAGAATTACCATTAAATAAACTTGAAATACTTGCGTTAAAATTTTTAACAAAAACCAATTTAACTCCAAAAACAAATCAAAATATTATAATTAAAAAATTGATGTCTGAGTTAGATTTTACGCGTGAAGAAGCCGTTAAAATTTACTTTTTATTTCTGAGTAATTACCGAAAAGATTCTGATTATGAGAGTATTATTACTCCAAATAGATCTTCATTCACTAAAAGTACTAGTACATCCAATAAAAGAGGTAGAGATTTTGTGATAAATAGAATTCCGTTTACCGGTTCAAATACAATGGGAAAATATGTTGGTGGGGTTTATGTTGTAACTTCATATAATTGGTACCCAATCTTTGTTTTTAAAAATGGTCAATGGTATGAAAATGAAAGTGGTTATAGTATGAGTACTAAAAAACAAATTAGTCAATTAAGACCTAATGGTGAGAATATTATAAAATTAAAAGTGGATGAGTTGAAGGATTTGTATTCTTCTTACTAATTACTTTAAATGGTTGATCAGATCTGAGAGATTACTCTCATTTTCTCTCATTATTTCTTCTTCCATTTTACTAGTCACCCTTTTTAATTCCTTATATAATTTAGATACTAATATCTTACCAACAGTGTCTGGTATTATAACATCATGGATATTTTTACCATTGATTACTAAATCAGGTGAAAAATTTTTACTGATAATCACCAATCTATATCCTTCTCTACTCTTATTAATAGTAATAAATATGGTTACATTACCATCCTCAAATTTTTTGATATAATGTTTATCATCCAGAGGACTGGTATAAAGTTTAGTGTTAGGATCTTTCAATATTTTAGAAAAAATATCTATAACTTTTTTTTGTGAGATAGTTAATTCAGTGCTATTGGAACGTTCTAACCAAAGTGCCAACTTCTTGTACTTATAAGATAAACTATTTTTTATTTTTCTTATCATTTTTTTGTATTAACTTGTTTAATTCAACTAATTTACCATGTTTTAGTAATGTGAAATATTTAGAAGATTTTGAATCTAAAAATATTATGGAATCAGTTCTTAATAATTTATTAATATCATCATTATGATACATTTCTAAAAATACTTCTTCATCCAGATATAGTTTATTGAAAGACATATTCAAATATCGTTTATTTTATTCAATAAATCAATATATAAAGGTATATTTTATAAAATATTTTTTAAATAATTTTCATCCACTTTACAACCTTTCTTATAATTCTCTTCCCAGGGTATAAATTGTAAGTTTTTAATATTACCCATTTTTTCCGGTGAAATTTTATTCTTCCAACCATAAGAAATCGGTATAATATGGTCTAAATGGTTTCCTCTAAAAGATCTCAATTCAAACCCCTCTAACATATGGATTGGTTGTGATTCTGTTATAAACCAAACCTTAGCGTAATATAGTTTTTTATCAACATCCTTAAGATTTTTTATCTTTTTAGTTATTTTAGGTGTCTTCTTACAAATTTCCCTAATCAACTTTAATTTTTTTAATCTATTAGAGGTAGGATTTTTTGTAACTTTTTTACGTGATGGTAGTTTTCTTAACATATTGATAAGTATTTATAGATATGAATATATTAATAAATGGTAGAGAATATCCGTTAGAAGTTAAATTAACACAAAAATCTAAATCCAAGGGGATGATGGGTAGAAATAATCTAAATGGTGGAATGATATTTATATTTGATAAACCACAAACACACTCTTTCTGGATGAAAGATTGTTTAATACCCTTAGATATCATTTTTTTAAGGGGTAATACGATTACAACCATACATCATTCATGTAAACCTTGTGATAAAGATGAATGTGAACGTTATGAAGGTATTGGTGACTCAGTATTAGAGTTTTTAGGGGGTTTTTGTAAAGATAATGAACTTAGTGTGGGTGACCATGTTGAATTTGTTCATTAATAGTTAAATTAAGTTGATTTAGTATCTTTATCTCAATAATTCTGAGTTCTTTATTCTTTTTTTTAATTTTATTTAACACTTCAGTCACTACTTTTATTGGTACTTCATTATCACTAACCCTATATCTAATTTCATCAATATGTTTATCATCACTTAATCTTCTCAATTCATTCACTAATGAATCATATAAATTCCATTCATCCTTACTTTCATTAAACAATGATCTACCATAAATCATTCTTTTACGGTAATCTGTTTTCAACAAAGATTCTTTTAATATCTTTTTTAATTTTTTTCTCATTTATAATAAATATTTTATTATATTTGTAACCACTAAATAAATTATAACTTTTTTTAGTAAAAGTAGATATTTAATAATAGGTTAAAATCATTAATAACGTTAAACTATGGGTAAAGTAAAAGTTAAAATAACAGAATCTCAAATGAATTATTTATTTGAGAATAGTAGAATTGATTATTTAAAAAATCAATTTGGTGTAATAAGTAATACGGAATTTGAAGAACTTTCAAAAGCTGAAAGAACAAAAGGAAGGGGTAGAAAACCAAAAGACGTAACACCTTCAGATGTTGAAGGTACTGAGACACCAAAAGAAAAGAATTATACATTAACTCCAATTAAAACACCAGAAGGTGGGTTAATCGCTTTAATCTTAACGGATGAGAAGGGTAAAAGTAAAGTTAGAATTTCAGAAGAAACTTTTAATAATATAGTTAACGCTGATCCAACAAATAATAAAATTTATGTTCAATGGTTATTAAAAATTTTAATTGAGTTCATCAAACATAAAGATTTTGAAGAAGCGGCCAGATTTGTTGATGAAGATTTACCACAATTAAGTCAAACATTAGTGGTTTTTGATGAAGTCAAAAATCTTAATAAGTTTAAAACTTACGCGGCAAATGAACCTGGATTACCTAGTAACCCTTCAAATATTTTAAGTTATACTTCAATAACACAACTTTATTTGGCTATTGAACCTTATATTGAAAAATCTGATGCTAGTGATTTAGAAAAAGCGTTAAATAAATTTATTAAATTAAAGGAAGCTAAAATTGTTTATGAAGATAGTAAATGGTTAGTTTATGAACCATTAACAAGAGAAGCTAACTGTGCTTTACCAAATCCTGGTTTAGTTAAATTTTGTACTGCTAACCCTGGAAATAGTTACTTTCAAAGATACACCTCAGAAGGTGGTAACTTAGGTCCTGGTGGAGAAAAATCAAGAATTTACGATATTATAAATAAAAAAGTGTTGACTGGTGAAAGTGGAGAAGTTTATCAATTCCATTTTGAAAGTGAACAATGGAAGGACGCTAGTAATGGACCTAATATAAATCTTGTAAATTTTTTTAGTGCTAATCCAGGATTAGGTCAATTTTTTAGTGACATCTTAAAAGACTTAGCTAAAAGACTTAACGTTAATGACTTAGAAAGAAATAAATATTTAAGAATTTTATCACAAATTGGTGAAATTGATAATATTTTAGAATATTTTGATGTTGATTCTGAATCAATAGATCTTAAAAGTTATAGACTTAAAAATTTATCTTCTGATATTAGTAATTTTAAAAATTTATACTCTTTATCACTTAATAATGCTGGTTTAAAATCATTCCCAAATGAGATAACTAAACTTAGTAATTTAGCGATATTATTTGCACCAAATAATAATATTAAAGAACTACCTAAAGATTTTGGGGATTTAAAAGAGTTACACGTACTTAATCTTGAAGGTAACCCACTTAAAGAATTGCCGGAATCTATTTCTAAATTGAATGGTAATTTCTTAAAAATTAAACTTCCTAAAGAGATGTCTGAGGAGGCTAAAAGTAGAGCCACAAAATTATTATCAAAAACGACAATTACTTGGGTATAAATAATTTTAGATAAAGATTAACTTTTCATTTATCAACCATATTTATAGTTATAATACTAGTATAACAATTTAATAAAAAAACTAAAAAATGGGTAAAAAAATTAGATTAACTGAATCAGAATTAATCAATCTTCTTGAAAGAATCGTAACAGAACATAAAAAAGAAGAAAAGATGAATAAAATTAATGAAAGTAGAAGAGAAAAACTTCAAAATCGTAGAAGATTAAAATAAAAAAAGGGGATTTAATCCCCTTTTTTTTTGTTACTTACCTATTTTTATTACAATCTTATCTTTAACCTTATCAAATGTTATTTTAATAACAGTATTTTCTTTATCTTCATTCCTTAAAATCTCTTCTGAAATAGGATCTTCAATAAACTTTTGAATAGCTCTATTTAAAGGTCTAGCCCCAAATTTCTCATCATATCCTTCTTTACCTAAATATTCTTTAACTGAAGAATTAATTTTTAACGTATAACCAATTTCTTTACTACGTTTTTCTAGTTTTTTAAGTTCAATTTCCACAATTTTATGAATATCTTCTTGTCTAAGTGAATTAAAGATAATGATATCATCTAACCTATTAATAAACTCTGGCGCGAATTTCTTTTTTAACTCCTTATCAATAATTGATTTTTTTTCTTCCTCAATAACCACACTTTTACTTTGTGTTGAGAATCCAATACCAGTACCAAAATCTTCTAAATGTCTAACACCAATATTAGATGTCATAATGATCAAACAATTTTTAAAATTAATTTTTCTACCTAAACCATCAGTCATTTGACCATCATCTAACATTTGTAATAAAATGTTAAAGGTATCTGGATGAGCTTTTTCAATTTCATCAAAAAGGATAACACTATATGGTTTTCTTCTAACCTTTTCAGTTAATTGTCCACCATCTTCATGTCCCACATATCCCGGAGGGGCTCCGACTAATCTTGATATCGCGTGTTTCTCCATATATTCACTCATATCAATTCTAATTAAAGAATCTTCTGAATCAAACATATATTCAGCCAATAATTTCGCTAAATAAGTGTTGTGTGATAAAATACCATTAGTATAATATCTACGATTAGAACCTTCTTTTAATTCAAGGTCATACATTACTTCTTCATAACCTAAATTGGTTAATTGTGTAACCATTGAATTTAGAGGTTCACCATTATCATTATATTGTGTTATAATTATATCACCTAATTTTAAATCTTTAACAAAAACTTCATCAAAATTAATTGGATTAACTTCATTGTGTTTAAACACAATATGATTATCAGCACATTTAAGCTCTTTTCCATCACTTAATTTAAGATGATATACTTCATAGGGTATTGTTTTATGTAAAGCTTCTATGTCAACAAAACCATCATCAGTTAATACTTCGTAATCATTAATTTTGGTTGTTTTAGTAATCTTTTTTAAAGATTCTAATTCATGTTTATCAAATAATAAAACATTATCTAATTTCTCAAGTCTTTTTTGTATTTCCTCTACCCTACTCATTTTATTTTCCATATTTTATTTTTACAAATATACTATTTTTCATTTAGAAAAACAATGCATTTATTTATTATTTCTTGTTTATTATTTTTATAATCATATTCACTAATATGTAATACTTGATAACCAGATTCTAATATCATTTTATCTCTTTTTTCTTCTCTTAATGAATTTTCTGGTGTTGACCTATGATAGTAAGTACCATCAAACTCAATAATTTTTCCCTTAACTAAATCAATAAAATCTGGTAATATTACACCATTTAACAATGATAATCGATATTCATTATTTTTACCACTATCATCAATGTCACCTTTATTAAATGTCGCAAAGAATATATTATCGTTTTTAATACTTGGTTCTGTTTCTAATATACCCCAAAATAACTGTTGTGATATTTTACTAAAATTAGTTCTTTTATAATTAGTTAACCACTTATTTTGTCTTTCATTAAATCTTTTTAATCCGTCTTTTTCACCATATTTCTGGAGACAAATTTCTAAACTAAATGTTGTTTGTCTTTCAGTTACTTTTTCTTTAGATTGTTGATACGTGAATCCTCTATTAACCCAATAACTTATATTAGATGGTAATAACCTACTTTCATAATCAATATGTTTTAAAGCATTTAATTGATTGTTTACTACCATAATTTTAGCATCTTCTTCAGAGTATCCTTTATCCACCCAAAACTTAACCTGGGATGGTGTTTGACATATTTTATTAATCTCTTCTTCAGAATAACCCAATTTTTGTAAATTATCTTTAGAAACTACAAACCTATCTTTAACCATCATAGAATTTTTACTTTGTATTTTTGAAATATTACTTTTAGCTTCTTCTTCAGAGTAACCTTTACTAACCCAACTATCAACACATAATCTATTAGACTTGACTATAACATCACTCAATTCTTTTAGTTTAACTTCAGCTATGTCTTTAGGTAGATACGCATTATATAAATTAGATTTAGAATATCCTTTAGTTTCACAAAATTTATTTGAACACCCAGTAATTTTATAATAAAATAAATCTGATATATTTTTTATATTCTTTTTAGTTAATATTAAGTCTTCACCACAAATATTACATTTTGGGCGTCTGTTAGATATAAATTCACCACCTTTAAATATTATTTTAATACTTTCATTAAATTCAATTTTATTTTTTTCATTAAGTTTGGTTTTTACACCAATATTAGACCTTTCTTTAGTTATGTTTGAAATCTTGTTTTTACCATATTCTTTAGACCAACCGCGTTCTAACCAAAAATCAAGTGTTAATAGATTAGATTTTTTAAACCCAAACTTACTCGGTAACCATCTATTAAATCTAACCCATTTTATAAGACCATCTTGTGTCAACATATCTTGATAAATTAAATTTATTTTTTCAGTTATTAATTGACTTTCAAAATTAATTTTATTGTTAATATTGACCAAATATTCTGTGAACTCATTAGATGTTTTAAAAACTTCTTTAACTTCTTGCCTTTTTCTATCTTTTAAAAATTGCATATTTATTATGTTTAATAATAAATATCACGAAGTTTTGAAAAAGACCTATTTGTTGGAAAATATTTTTAGGGTGAAGTGGGATGAGTTAGTGTTTTATCCTATCTATTAATTCATTAATATCAATTTTTTCAACTAAATTAGTACTTTTATTTCTTATAACTATCTGAGTATGAGATGTAAAACATTTACCAACTCCTGTTGGACCAAGGAAGATGAAGCTTCCTATAGGCCTTTTTGGGTTCTTAATACCCACCCTATTCCTTCTAAGAGCTTTCGCAATTTTCTCTACCGCTTCGTTTTGACCGATAACTTTATCACCCAATTCTTTTCCCATATCTAAAAGTCTTAACCCCTCTTTAGTTGAAACTTTATTAAGTGGGATACCGGTCATCATAGAAACAACTTCCGTTATTGATGATTCATCAACAAGACTTCTTTTATGGTTTAATTGTACCTCCCATAATTTTTTAGTTTTTTCTAAATCTTCATTTAGGATTCTTTCCTGATCTCTCAGTAAAGCGGCCTTTTCAAATTCTTGTGTCTTAACAACTGTGAGTTTTTTCTCCTTTAATTCAACAAGTTTCTTTTCTAATTCAACAATTTCTTTTGGTGGTTTAACAACAACTTGAGCTCTAGCTCCAGCTTCATCCAAAATATCAATCGCTTTATCTGGGAATTCTCGATCTGTAATATACCTTTCAGCTAACTTAACACATTCTTCAATAGCTTCTTTAGAATACTCAACTTTATGGTAATCTTCATACTTACCCTTAATATTATTTAAAATTGTTATAGTATCTTCTGGGGATGTTGGGTTAACCATAACTTGTTGAAATCTTCTAGTTAAAGCCCCATCTTTTTCAATGTTCTCTCTAAATTCATCTAATGTAGTCGCCCCAATAATTTGGAGATCTCCTCTAGCCATCGCTGGTTTAAAAATATTTGACGCGTCAAGTGATCCGGAACTATTTCCAGCTCCAACAATTGTATGTAATTCATCAATGAATAAAATTACATCTCTATTACCAACTAATTCGTCAAGAATACTTTTCATTCGTTCTTCAAACTGACCACGATATTTTGTACCGGCCACTAATGAAGAAAGATCTAAAGAAACAATTCTTTTACCTATTAATGTTCTTGGGGCTTTACCCTCTTTAATTTTTAACGCTAAACCCTCAATAATTGATGTATTGTGTGATAAAATACCATTAGTGTAGTAACGTCTATTTGAATTTTCTGTTAATTCAAAGTCATACATAACTTCTTCATAACGTAAATCATTGATTTCAGAAATAACGCTAACAATAATTTGACCATTACCATCATCGGTTAAAATTTCATCACCAATATTTAAATCCTTAACAAAAACTTCCACAAAATCTTTATAGAAAACAATATGGTTATCAGCACATTTTAATTCTTTACCATCAGATAATTTAAGATGATACACTTGATATGGAATTGTTTTATGTAACTTTTCCAATTTTTTAAACCCATTATCAGTTAAGATACTGAAGTTACTCATATCAAATGATTTTGTAAATTTTTTTAATTCTTTCATATATTTTATTTTTTAGATTCGTTTTTTCCCTTTTATTATAAATGGTAACGTATTTAATTAGGGATTAGATAATGTTTTCAATAATTCTTCAATAGTAGTTTTTATCACTTCACCTGTTAAATCATTTCTCATAACAACCTCAGTATCAGAACAAATACACTTACCAACACCCGGGTCGCCTATCAAAACGGGATTATTTTTCTTACGTCTACTCAAAATTTGAGCAACTCTTTGAATCTCATCATCTCTACCAATAACTGGATCAATTTTACCTTCTTCAGCTGATACCGTAATATCTTTAGAAAAATTATCTAAAATTGGTGTTTTACTACTAGTTTTAGTGTACTTCTTTTTTTCTGGTTCAATTGGACTACTTTCTTGTTCGTCACCTTCATAACTCGCCATAATACTTAATTCTTTAATTTTTTGTTTAAAACTATTATAATCAACCTCAAAATCATTTAATAAAGAAGCTATGTCAGATTTAGAATTTAACATAGACAAAATCAAATGATTTAAATCAATAAACTCTGACTTTAGACTTACCGCCTCATTATCTGAATTATTAATTATTTCTGTACTATCCTTATTTAGGGGTAATATGTTATACTTTTTTTGTACTCTAGGTACGATATTTTGTTGACAATTAAATTGTAACTTAACTATCAATTTTTTAGTATCAACATTCATACTCACTAATGTTTTAACCCCCATATTATTATTATCTCTAAGTATTGATAATAAGATATGTTCAGGTCTCACATTCACATCATTAAATTCTTTCGCGGTATCAAACGAAGAGTTCATAATTTGTTTCACTTTAGGTATTACTCTTTTCATATTGATTAAGTTTAGTATTTTTTTTCTTAAAAGTCCAATCATTATATAAATATCTTCATAAAATTGTTACTTTTTTTAAAATGAAAAAAAATATGTTAAAAAACTTTTTTTATTAGAAAATAAGTTATACATTTGTGATTATGTATAATACAGCTCCAAAATATAGAAAAATTGAGATTCTACTAAACAAATCTGGTGAATCAAAATATAATACCCCCATTCAAGGTGAGAAAAAAGATAAACCAAATAGTATTGGTATTAATAAAGTAACAGATACATCTTTTTCTACAAGAGAGAAATGTGTTTTTGAAGATGTGGCTTTAGTAGTAACCGGTGGTTATATTTTAATAACCCAAGAAAATGGTGGTGATGATCTGGGTTCTGAAAGAAGTACTATTGGTAGGATTTTTGATTTAAAGGATGTATATTCTTATAAAGCGTATTTTGAAGAACGATAAAAATAATAAATAAATAAAGTAATATGGTAATATCAAAACAAATGGAAGGATCAGTAGTTCAGTCACTATATGATTCAAGTAATGTGATAGCTTCACAATTTAATACTGACACTAAAAATTTAGTGATTATATTCAGTAAAGGTAATCAATATCTTTACGAGAATGTTGAATACTCTGATTACACAAAATTTGAAGTCTCTAAAAGTCAGGGTAAGTCATTTAATGAATTCATTAAAAAGTATTCCGGTAAAAAATTAGGTGAAGTGGATGTTACTTCAATAAAAGAAGATATACGATTAATTAAAGAAAGTCATGGAAAATAATTTAGACAGTGAATATACGGCCACACACATAGGTGAAGGTAAATTTGAAGTTAAAATGTCTAATGGTGATATTAAGAATAGTGGTCCTAATATGGAAGGTATGATACGATACACATATTTTGAAGATTATGAATTACCACCAATAGGTTGGAATATTACTAGAGATCAATTAATAAAAGATTATTTTCCAAAGTTAATGAAAGATGTACAAGAAGGTAAAATTGATTTAAATAAACTAAAACCAGATGAAAAAACTAACAAGTAAAAATATAACGAATATAGTTAATCAGTTTCCGGTAAAATATGAATATGGTTTTATGGCTTCTGAAATAAATTCTTTGTTAACTGAATATGATATTAATGAAGATTCTTTTTATAAGTCTCTTGGTGTTAACACTTGTATGGTTATTGAAGGTCAAACCATCACATATCATTGTGATATTGAGAAGGCTTTATTTTGTGTGGTAGAAAATAGGGGTGAAGATCTTTGGGAATGGGATTAATATTAAATAAACAGTATAATGGGTAAAGAAGAATTTTATAAATATGGAGAATCATTAGGTATTAGTATCAATGATTTACAAAGACTTAGAATGTTGAATAATCAAGATGTGTCAGACATTTCAAAAGTAACAAGGTTTGAAGTTATAGATGAAAGTGGTAGAAGTTATACTAGACATAATTCTAATGTAGAACTATCTTATCAAGATGATGGGAGAACATTAAAAGTATTCATAAACAAAGAAGAAAATGGGTAAAATAGTATACTACACTTGGATAGGAATTGGAATTATTATAGGTTTACCCATAGTTCTAGTTCTTCTATTAGGGTTATGGGTACATGATAAGTATCATAAATTAACATGTAAAATGTGTAAAATAAAATAAAATGACAAAATACAAAAAACCAAAATGGACTTTCCAGTTCTACAAACCATTCTACTTTGAATGGAAACCAATTTACAGAAGTTTACCAGAACTAATGTGGAAAGATAAATTTGATTCACCACGTTGTGAACTAGAACCATATTATAAATTTGAATGGTTATGGTTTGGGGTCAGAGCTCAACAAGGAACTGATGATGAATGGTGTCAGTGGTTGTGGGTATATGAATACAATGATGGTGATGTAGAGAAAGCGAAAAATAGTTGGGGATGGATAGATTATAATACTAAAAAATCAACTTGGAACGATGGATATGGAAAATAAAAAAAGAGAAGAAGGTATCATTGGTAGTGTAGTAACTACTTTATTATTTTTAATTTGGAATTTAAGTTTCTTATTTATTTTAATAGACTTTGGATTTGATCCGGTAGGATTTGTTCTTTACTCTGTAGTTACATTTATTTTAGGTTTAATGTCTTTTGAATATTGTTTTGGTCTTGAAAAAATAAGAACTTTAGGTTTTACCATTTTTGAATTTGAGATGTGGGATAAAGATAATAGAGAATATGTTAAAAGATATGATTGGGGTATTGAGGAGTTACACGCTAAATATTTTTTCCATAAACAAACATCTACAATGTTAACATCAACAAAAATTGAAGATATTAAAGAACGAGCTTTAAGTTGTAGTTATTCACCAACAAAAGATAAAACAATGGTTATGAAAGTAATATTAGGTTATGTTGAATCAATAATTAAAAATCGTGAATCAATTGAAAATGTTAAAATAAAAAATATTGTGACTTTAGAAAGTCATTCATTAGATGAATTAATTAAACTTGTAAATGGAAAATAAAATACCAACAACAGAGGATGTTATGATTCCTTATTTTTTATATGATAATGAAGATAAGGATCTAATTAAATCGGCGATGATTGAATTCGCTAAACTACATGTTGAAGCCGCTTTGAAAGGTTGTTTAAATAAATATCATCACGCTTCAGAAGAAAACTATGTTTTTGGAAGTAGTGAAATTATGAACGCTTACTCACTAACTAATATAAAATAAATGGAAAATAATAACTCAGTATCTTATGTAGCTCGTATTAACGAGATTAAAGAAATCCCTGGTGCGGATAATATCGAACAAGGTATTATTGGTGGGTGGAATTGTATTATAAAAAAGGGTGACTATAAAGTAGATGATTTAGTCGTAGTGACAACTACAGACGCTGTCATACCTGAAGAATTATCTGAAAAATTAGGTGTAACTAATTACTTACGTAAAGGTAATCGTGTTAGAACTGTTAAATTAAGAGGTGTATACTCTGAATGTTTAATTATTCCAATCACTTACATCCAAGGTGTTAAACGTGTTGAGGGTGTTGATTGTATGGAATTACTGGGGATATTCAAATACGAACCACCGGTTAAACAAATTCAATTAGCGTCTGGTAAAAAGATTAAGTATAAAGATAATCCTAACTTCCAAGTTTATTATAAATTCCCTAACTTAAAAAATGTTAAAGGAATGTTTACTGAAGAAGATGTTGTTGAAATTACTAGAAAAATCCATGGTACAAATGCCCGTTATGGTATTGTTAAGAAAACTAAATTAAAGTTTTTAGATAAAGTTAAAAAGTTTTTTGGTTTGGTTGATAAATGGGTTGATTATGAATTTGTTTATGGATCACATAATGTAGAGAAGGGTTCTGATTCACAAGGATACTATAGTACAGACGTATGGTCAACTATCATTGAAAAATATGATATTAAAAATAAACTTTGGAAATTCTTTAAAGAAAATAATCAATTAATGGGATGGGAAAACCTTATCATTTATGGGGAAATATATGGTCCAGGTATTCAAAAGAATTATGATTATAAATTAGATGAAATTAAATTTGCTGGGTTTGATTCAACAATAAATGGAGTATATGAAAGTACTGAAGGATCGTGTCTCACATTTGGATTTTTAGATATACCTTATGTACCTACATTATATCGAGGAAATTGGTCTCAAGAAGTACAAGACAAATATACATTTAATAACTTTATTGAAGGGACTAAAGTACCACACGAAGGTATTGTAATTAAACATGAGTCCGGTAATAGACATAAGGTTGCTAAGGTTATAAATCCCGAATATTTAATTTATGGAGAAAAATATGATGTAGGAGATTCACACTAAAAATAAAGATATGGAAAATAACAAACTAATAGCTGAGTTTATGGAAACCGTAGGAAATGTAGATTTCCATGATGGTAAAGGATTCGTTCCAATTTATTGGTATGAAGGAATAAATGGTGGTAAAACACCATACAAAGAAGATGAACTAGAATACCATAAATCATGGGACTGGTTAATACCAGTAGTAGAAAAGATTGAATCGCTAGATTTAAAGGAGTATGGATATAAGTGGGAAGGAATAGATGGAGAAACTGAATATAACAATGGTTCTATTTGTGTTGAGATAGAACAAAATAGATGTTGGATTTATATGAATTTACAATTAGATCCATTTCATACATTTAATGAAAAAACACATAGACAAAAATTTGATACCAAAATAGAAGCAGTATATGCTGCTGTAGTAGAGTTTATTGAATACTATAACATACTAATAAAAAACCAAGACAAATGAGAAAAATATACTTAGATGATGTAAGAACTCCAGAAGATCCTACCTGGACAGTAGTCCGAAATTATAACGAATTTACTGATGTAATAGAAGAATTTGGTTTAGATACAATCGATCAAATCTCTTTAGATCACGATTTAGGTGATAGCGCAATGAAAGAGTACTTCAATAACGTACATCCTAATTATTGTTTGAATTATGACAACATCACCGAAAAGACTGGTATGGATTGTGTTAAATGGTTGGTTGAGCTGTGTTTAGATAACAACCTCACTCTACCTTTAATAACTGTACATTCAGCAAATCCTATAGGAAGTGCTAATATGATGGGTTACATCAATAACTTCTTTATGAATACAAAACGTCCTCAAAACTGCGTAAGAGTTAAAATTCCACATACAATAAAAAGAGACTAATATGGAAGAAATAATTTTAGGGGGAGGTTACACTTGTAGCGTATGTGGTCAATACCAAAGAACCTCCGCTTTATGTTATCATAATAATAATTTAATACCGGAAGATGTGGACATTGATAATACTAATACGGAACAAACAGCGATAGAATGGTTTACTGAAATAACAACACAACTTGGTTACGTATCAACAGATATACTTGAACAAGCCAAAGAAATGGAAAAACAACATCTTTGTAAAATGTACATTCAAGGGAGAAAAGACAATCACTTAGATTACTATCCAGAAAAACACGCTAACGAAACCTATAACGAAATGTTTAAAAAAGACTAATATGAAAACATACATATTAAATATGACACTCTCATCACCAAAAAACATTGAGGAAAGTGAAATCTTAGACAAATTAGTTCAATTTGCGGAAGATAATAATTACCTATTAGGAGGAGGACTTCAATTGGTGGATGAGATTAATCCCAAAGACCATTGTAATTATAGTGGTTTACCTTCACCATCAGCTTACGATAAGACTAATATGGAAGAAGAAGTAATTTGTCCAAATTGTGATAATAAAGAAAATTTTCATTTTAATTATGATTATAATGATGTTAACTTACCAATTATAGATATATTATGTAATACATGTGGGACTTTTTTTAAAATAAATTAATATGGAAACAACGATGAAAAATCATTTAGAATGGTTAAAGGGTAGAATGGTGGTAACCCCACAAATGGAAGAGGAACTACTTGAACAAGAAAAACGACAGATTATTGACGCTTATAGTCAAGGTTTAAATGATTGGATTACTACAGATATGAGTATCAAAACAATTAATAAAGTGTCAGAACAATATTATAACGAAACATTTAAATAAGATTAGTATGGAAGATAAACCAAAATTAGAATCCGCGTCATTTGATTTTTCTCAAGGTGGTAATTGTGTATCAAGTAGTGATGAGGCTGAATTTTTAACTATACAATGTGAATCATCTTTAGGTATAGATCGGGATGGTGGGTGTTTTTTTATTTTAAAAACAGAAAAATGGTCAGTTGATTGTGAACAAGATTTAAAAGAACTATTTGATAGGATTAATACAATTGTTAAAAAAAATGAAAATGAAATATGAAAAAAACTAAATTATCTTTAATCAATCACGAAGGAGATTGTCTTTGGGCGATACGTTCCGGTGATGATGTGGTTGTTTATGATCAATGGGAAGATCTTGTTGAGATTTTAAATGTAGAAAAATTCTGTTTATGGTTGGATGGTGAAACCGGCCTTACCGATTCACACGGAAAAACCTGGTACTGGACAAAAGAAAGTAGAGAGGCTAAACCAAGTATGTGGAAATTGATTAATTTTTTGAAATAATTTTTGTTTTATAATTAATAATTCTTATATTTGTAAAATGAATAAAGAAAAAGAGTTTGAAGTTATGTATGATAAAATTGTTGAGGAATCTAAAGGAAACTTAACAAATCAAGAATATAGGGAATTAATTACATTAGAATATGTTGTCAGTCAAGGTTATGATAAACCAGGTGATACTGAACGATATATGGAGTTAAGTAAAAGAAGATAAGATGAATAAAGACCAAGAAGAATTATTGGATGAGGTTTATGAATCTTTTATGTTACAAAATGGATTCAAATACGAAAATGGACTATTGGTGGGTAAAATTGGTGGATTAAATCAACTAAATGTCACTTATTGGTTAACAAAGGAAGTGTTCATCAATAAATGTAAAACTAACCCAGAGTTCTCTGAAACGTTGGATCTAAAGATTGAAGAACGAGAGTTAACTTTTGAAGAGAGATGGGAATTATCAAAAAAATATGGATACATAAAAAGCGATTGTGAAATACCTTCACCAGATTCGGTTTATATGGGGATTAATGAGAGAGAAACAATGATTGGTATCTGGAATGATCCAATAGTAAATAGTAATATCCCAACAAAATTAATCACAATAACATATAACGATAAAACAATAGAAAGTTGTGAATAAAGAATTAATATCTAAATTATTAAGGGCGTCTCAAGAGATTGATAGAACACCTAAAGCTGAATATATTCATCTTTCCGAAGACTTTATACAAAAACAAGCTGACGAAAAGAACATATCATTTGATGAAATGGTAAAGATTATTGAAAACGAACTAAACCCAAAAAAATAGAAAGTTATGAATAAAGAAGAAGCAAAAGACGAGCTAATCAAAGTATTAGAATCTCAAGTAATGGACTTATCAATGATGTCTAAAATTGAATTAGGTGATGATGTAATCGCTGAACTTAAACGATTAAAAGAGATTATAAATGAAAAGGTTTAATGACTTGGATGTGAGAATTCAAATGTTAATCATAGTAGGGCCTTTGATTGCTCTTTTAATATTTTCACACTACCAACATAGAAATTACCCTTATTGGATGGAAACAAGATATGTAAAAGTTATAAAATGAACAGACTCATTAAAACACAAGAAGAACTTGAAGTATATCAAAAAGAAGTTCGAAACAGACAATATGAAACAAATCCTGTAACGGTTAGTTTTAGTGATGATTGGGATAATATGGAACCTTATAATTTTGATATTGAGTATATAAAAGTTACAAGAACCGATAATCACGAAATTATAGAACGAGTAAAATATTAAAATGAAAGTAATACAAGTATATAAGCCATTACAAGATAGTAATACCGAGTTAGAAAAATTGGAACTTGTTGAGTATATTACAAAGACAGAGGATGATTTTAAAAATCCCGGTACTATAACAACAAGTGTACATAAAAGAATCCCTTACTGGTGTGTTAAATCAGAAATGTTAAAACCAAATGAAACTTATCAAGAATGGTTAAAAAGAAAAAAAGAAGCTATTGAATACGCAAAAGAACATTCAACCTCAATTAAAGATGTTGAAGGAATTTATTTCTATGATATACAAGCAATAGGTCTAATAGTAGATGGATGGGATGAAAATAATGAAATAAAAATATCTAAGGATAAATTTGGTATGATGGTTAGATATGATTACATTTATAGAGATAATTTAAAAAAATGAACAAACTAGATAACACATATTCAATACCACTATATGAAAATGGTATTAAAACTGAATGGACTATAGATGGTATAGTTGGAGATGAAAAATATCAAAAATTAATATCAACAGAAGGTAATCTACCTGTGTTAGTTAATGTTACTACAAAACAAGCAAAATGAACAACCTAGATAAACTGACAATAGATAAAGTGGATAAATTTCTTAAAGAATTGTCTGAGGCGAATGTTGGTATAAGAAGAAAGTTATTAGCTATGAAAAAATTTTTAGAGAAAGAAACTATATTATTAGATAAAAAATTGTAATAATGAACAACCTATATAAACAATGAAAATCACATACGATAAAAGAACTTATAATATTGAAGATGGTGATAAGAAATATGAAGTTGTTCATATTGTAAAACACCCAAACAAAGAGTATGATACAGACACTTATTATTTCTATGAATATAGAGAAAGTGATATCCCAGATGCTTCTGGTACTTGGCATTTTGAACCATCTGAAGAATTAGTAAATAAAATAAAAGATTATATTAGAGAATATGAAAAGGTTTAATGACTTAGATGTGAGAATTCAAATGGTAATTATAGTACTACCTTTGATTGCTCTTTTTATATTTGCACACTACCAACATAGAAATGAACCTTATTGGATGGAAACAAGATACGTAAAAATTATAAAATGAACAACCTAGATAAACACCTATTACCAAAAGACATTGAACCTTTATTTGGACTTTAGGTGATATTTGAACTTAAAAAAATGTCAAAGAGTTATCAATCCAAAGTACTTAATGAAATTAAAAACGGAATATATCCAAAAAAATGAACAAACTAAATAAAGAACTAATAACACTAACAAAAAGTGATGTAATGTTTCTTATAGCAAGTGCTATGGGTTATGGATGGAACGCGTCTGGTGGATATCGAGATGGAGAATTTGAAAAAATTCAAAAACGAAAAGAATTAGAAAAAGAAAATTTACTTAAATGGGCAACAACTATAAGTCAAAACAAATATGAACAACCTAGATAAAAGTTACACAGACCTACTCCAAGACATCTTAGATAATGGAGTAACAAAAGATGACCGTACAGGTACAGGAACAATCTCAGTATTCGGAAGACAAATACGTCATAAAATGAGTGATGGGTTTCCATTGATTACTACGAAACGAATTCCTTTTAGATTAGTGGTTACTGAACTTTTATGGTTCTTACGTGGTGATACTTCAATAGAGTATCTTTTAAAGAATGACTGCAATATATGGACAGGAGACGCTTATAAGAATTATATATTTAATTCAGAGTGGTTTCCAATTTCAAGTGTAACTGGTGGATTTATTGGAACTAAATCTGATAGTGATGAAATAATGACTCAAGATTTATTCATCAACAAAATCAAAACAGATGATGAGTTTGCTAAGAAGTGGGGCGATTTAGGTCCTGTGTATGGTAAGCAATGGAGAAGTTGGGGTCCTATGATGAGAGATATTATTCCGTTAGAGACTGGAGGATACGTCTATAAAGGACCAATAGACCAAATAGCAAACCTAATCAACGACCTTAAAACAAATCCTGATTCAAGACGCTTAATGGTTAACGCTTGGAATGTTGGCGAATTAGACCAAATGGTTCTTCCACCTTGTCATTATGGGTTCCAGCTTTACACAAGAGAGTTAACTGAACGTGAAAGAAATTCACATTCAATAGCATGTGATGTTAGAGGACAATTTCGTACAATGTTTTCCGAAGAAGAATTAAATGAATTTAATGTACCCAAAAGAGTAATCTCCCTAATGTTTAATATGAGAAGTACCGATGTTGGACTTGGCCTTGGATTCAATTTGGCCTCATACGGATTATTATTGATGATGATTGCTAAACAAGTTAATATGGTTCCTAACGAACTGATTTATAATGGAGGTGATGTACATTTATATTCAAATCATATTGAACAAGCAAAGGAACAGATTGGTAGAGAAATGAATCACGATGAAAAAGTTAAATACGCTCGTTCATTGTATGGGGATAAAGATTGGTGGAATATCAATGATGATAGAGTTTTAGAGATATTACATTCTAACAAAAGAACAAGAGAACCATATCCGTTACCAACAGTAAAATTATCTGATAGAGTTGTGAATGATATTTCAGAATATACTTTGGATGATATTGTTTTAGAAAATTATCAATCACATCCATCCATAAAAATGCCGTTATCTAATTAATTTTTTCAAAATTTCCGATACTTATATTAAAGGATAAACCTTAAAGTAAATCAATATGAAGAAGTTTTTAGTGTATGAAATCAAAAACAATATAAACGGTAAATCTTATATCGGGCAATATAGTGGATTATCATTTGAGAAATATTTTGGGAGTGGAAAGTTGATTAAGTTAGCAATAAAAAAATACGGATTAGAAAATTTCTCTAAAACTATTTTAGAGGAGTGTTCTAATAAAGACGAGTTGAATGAAAAAGAAATTTTTTGGATTGATAAACTCAAAACAATTGAGAACGGTTATAATTTAACAGAAGGTGGCACTGGTGGAGACCTATCTGAATTTATTAAGTATGATGAGAGTTGGGTTGAAAACCAAAGACTCTCAACAAAAAAGTATTGGGACAATATAAATGATGATGAAAGAAAAATAAGAAGTGAAAATGTGTTTGGTGAGAAAAATGGGATGTATGGTAAAGACGGATTTTGGAAGGGTAAAAAAATACCTAAAGAAATCGTTAAAAAGTCATTAGATAATAGAAGAAGTTATAAAAAAGAACTGAACCCAAATTGGAAAGGGGGTTTAACTTACGTCTATTGTGAATGTGGTAAAAGAATAGGTTACGGACACACTCATTGTAATAAGTGTAGACACCGAAGTGAAAATAATAATCCATTCTTTGGTAAAAAACATACTGAAACATATAAGAAAAAATCGTCAGATAGAATGATGGGTGTTTATAATGGAAAAAAAAACATACCAATAATAATTGATGGTGTTGAGTTCAGGTCGGCAGGAGAGGCGTCAAAAGTTCTAAATATTCCTATGGTAACTATAAGGTGGAGAGTTAAAAGTAAAAATAAAAAATTTGACAATTACAAATATAAAGATTAAATTAATATATGATTAGATTAAAATTAGTAAATCCAGTTGGTGACATCATTAAAGATATTGAATTGTTAGAATGGACAGATATTGAAAGTTTCATAGCGAGTCATAGATTTATATTAGAATCTAATGATGGTTCAATATTTAATTATTCATCAAAAGAATGGATGGAATTACCCCCCTCTGAATCTCACCCCACCATTAAACCCCCCCTATCTAATTAAAAATATAAAATTATGTGGAATATTGAAATGATAAAACAAGTAGATAACTATTATATAGTTATGACACCGGATGGGGAAACTCATTGTATTGATAACACAACTTTTGAACTATTTAAAAAACAAAATAGAATTATTGGGGTTATTAATGAAGTTGACATTTAAAAATATTTTAACTATATTTATTTTATGAAAGAAAGGATATTTGAATGGTTAAAAATTATATTATTTTTTATGGTCGCCATTTTAGTGATTGGATTTTTACAAAGTTTAGGTACTGAAGATCCCCACGAAATAACCATAGATGGTAAAAAATATATTCGATCAAAAGAATATGTTGGTGATGGTCATTATCAAATAATAATTACACCCAAAGATTCCACAAAATGATAGAAGTTAAAATACAGTCTGATGTTGAATTATATTCATACTACGTTGTAAGGGATAACACTTTATTTAAGACAAAGAATTTAAATGATGTTAATGTGAATGAAGAGTTTTGTCATACATTCACCACACCATCAACACCCCCAGATGTAGCCTTATTAGTTGAAAGAAAAACTAATGAGACTATTAAGTGGCTTAATTCTTATATTAAAGAAGTTATTAATATGGATTATTTAACTCCGGAAGGGATTAAAAATTTCTTATTGGGTATTGGTGAATTTAAAAATTGGTGGGAAATAAAAAATTAAAAAATTAAATTATGGAAGTAACATTTACAGATGGTTTTAGTAAATCATTAAAAAGATTGATTTGGCACGAAAGCCGATTATATAAAACATATTCTTTATTTAGATATGATTTACCAAGATTTTTTGGTAATATTTGGAGATTTAGAAAAGGTCTATGGAATCATTACTGGTGGGATCATCATGGTGTATTAAAATTTATGGACGCTGGTTTAACCCATATGGCGGATAATCTTGAAAAGAAAGGTCTTGAAATTGAGGGACCCAGAGAGAAGAAAGTTAAATCAATACGTAGAGCTGTTGAATTAATTAGAAATTATGATCAGGATCTTTATACCGATATGGCCGAAAAAGAACTTGGGGAACTAATTCACCATCCATTTGAATTTGAAGATGTACCGGATAAACCTGGATTTAGTAGATTGGTTGATAATGATAATGAAGAAGAACGTGAACACAATAGTAAGGTCTATGAAAGAAGTCGTGATATCCAGGAGTCTGAATGGAATGAACTTTGGGATACATTAAAAGGTCAAGACTATAGAAAATTTGATTATGATAAAGAATGGTATGACCAATTTGATGGTACTGGGTTAAGAGGTTGGTGGGATTAATATACCAACTTATTGTATAATAATAAATTATTTTAGTATCCTCATAGAAAAATCAATCTATGGGGATATTTATTTTAGATGAACAATTTTAAAATGAAAAAAATTAACGAATTAGTTAAACCAGATGATATCAATTTATCATCTTTTAAAGTTAGAGACGAATTAAACCCTAAGTTTTGGGTTAAGTTAGAAAATGGTGATTATAAATTAAAATCTAAGATAAAAAATAGACTTTTAATGATTTCTGATGATTTTTTTGAAACATTGGATATCCCTTGGGTTGACGTTGAGGATATTATTTTAACCGGTAGTATTTCTAATTTTAACTGGTCTAAGTTTTCTGATGTTGATTTACATGTCGTTATACCTTATACTGAGGTAGATGATAATATGGACTTAGTTAAGGAATATCTTACAGCTAAAAAAACTGTATGGAATAATAAACATAATATTAAAATATATGGTCACGATGTTGAATTATACGCTCAGGATACTGAAGAACCTCATTACTCTACTGGTGTTTATTCACTAATGTTAGATAAATGGATCATTAAACCTGAAACTGGAAAACCTAAGATTAATCATGAAAAGATAAAAGATAAATCATCTAACATAATGAACATTACTGATAGTATTGAATCAATGTATAAAGATGGTGAATACGATAAGGTTATTAGAAGAGTGAATGGGTTGATTGAAAAAATAAAAAATATGAGATCCGCTGGGTTAGAGAAGGATGGTGAATATTCATCAGAAAATTTAACGTTCAAAGTTTTACGTAGAAATGGTTACATTGAAAAATTAATGAACTTAAAAGATATTTCTTATGATAAATCTTTAACTTTAAATTAATTTTACATATTTAGATTATATTTATTAAGAAATACATAATAAAATGACTGGTACAACTGAACAATTATTAATACAACTAATAAACCTATCTGGACCTTGTCCTAGCGTTTGTGATGGAACAAAACAAATTGGTGGACCTGAAGGAACTAGTGACATTAATATTATCACTGGATGGCCTATAGATAATTCACCTTCTGGTGGTAGATAAGATAAAATAAAAATAAAATAAATCAATTAATATGAATATAAAACCAACAGGATTAAAGGGTGGAGATAAAATCCAAAGAATCCAAAATTTAATGACTAAATTAAGTCCATTAAATGAATCAACAACTAATTCTTCTTTAGAACATATAAAATATGGTCCGGATGAGACTGTTTATGGTATCATTAGAGAAAACCATACATATTTTATTAAAACCGCTAACAAAACAAATGATAAATTAACATCAGGAGATTTTGAATATATTGGTGGACTTCAAAATAAAATGGATGAATCATATAGATCATATGAAGACGCACTTAGACATTTAAATATGAAGTTTAAAGATTTAAATGAATCTTATGGTATTAGAGAAAATATTAATTTATTTAAATCAGATTTCTTATTAGAAACTACTAAAAAGAAAACTATTAAAAATGAACAAGATGAAGAAACAACTTTTAAATTAAAAGTTGACGCACCAGAAGCTACTCCTACACCAATGGATACTACAACACCGGATATGGGTGAAGTACCAACTGATGATATGTCAACTGATGTACCAACAGATTTACCAACTGATGATATGGAAATGGGTGATGAAACAGATGTACCTGATGATACTGAAGGAGATGAAGATACTGGTGATCTTGAAAAAGATATTCAAAGATTGACTGGTAAAATTGGTCAAAAAATGAGAGAATTAGATGAACCTGACGCTGAGTTAGAAAAGTATGTATTAAACTCTATTATGTCTGCGTTAAATCTTGATGATATGGATGAAGATTTTAAAGAAGATTTAATTTCTAAATTAGAGGGTGAAACTGAAGAAACTTCTGACGAAACTGATACTGAAGAAGTTCCAGAAGAACCTATTGATGATGAAGAAGTTCCAATGGAAGAACCTACTGATACTGAAGAAGTTCCAGAAGAAACTCCAATGAAAGCTGAAGGTAGAGTAATTTCTAAAAAAACTTTACTTGAAAATCTTAAAAATAAAAAATCATTAGAGATTAAATTAAAGAAAACTGTTAAGGAATCTGATGAATTTGATTACAGAAGAGACTTTTTAGGTAATAAGGAAAAACCTGAATTTGATTACAGAAGAGACTTTTTAGGTAATAAGGAAAAAGATGAATTTGATTACAGAAGAGACTTTTTAGGTAATAAGGAAGAAGAAAAATTCGTTAGAGGTGGAAGACCTAGTAAATTTTTAAAAAATCCTAATTTACCAGATGATGATGATTTTTTAGAAGAAGAAGAAACTATAACCAATTATAAGGATGTAAATGATTTTAAAACTAATAATCCTAAATTAGCACCTAAATCAAAATTTAGTGTTACTGGTGTTGAAGGTAATTTTATGAAGGAAATGAATGAAGATGAAACTATCTATGAAATTGAATTAGATGAAGATTCAATGGAAGAAGGTAACGCTTTCACTCGTATGTTATCTAAAACTAAAAAAGGTGAAAAATTTAACTTAGGTGGTAGAAGTTATACTGATAAATCAGATTATGATGAATTAGATGAGTCAGATATAGAAGAATATTATTCACCTGATGAAGATAAAGAATATCCTAAGAGTTATTATGAACCTGGAACTAGATATAAAAGTCCAAATTATGATAAAGGTATTGATATTGAGTTTAATGATGAAAAGGCGACTGATGAAAAAGAAGTTACTGAAACTAGACAAAGAAGATTTAAACCTTTTCAACCAAAAAGAAGTAGATAGTAATGGAATTATTTATAATCTATATAAATAAAATAGGTAAAAATTGGAAAGATGAATTTATGTATGAATTCATCTTTTCAAATTCTATAGAAAATATTGATGGTGATGAGTGGGATAGTTATCCAGCTTCTGGAAACCCAGGACCACCAAATCACGAATTCATAAAAAAAGTTGGTACATTAACCACTAACATCAATTTAGATGTTATCCAAAATAGTGAGTCTTTTGCGATTTGGGATGCGGTGGATGGTGTAATTTCAATGGCTTGGGAAAATTTAGATGGGTATGAAGAATACCCTGAAACTAGATTATTTTTTAAGTTTGGTGAACAAATAAACTCTGTCGAAGATAAATTATATGAGAGAGATATGGTATTAAAATACGATGAAAAAAATGAAAAGAAAAGTAATAAAACTGAAAGAGTCTGATTTAGAAAAATTAGTTAAGAAAATTTTAAAAGAAGATATGGGTGGTATGGATGATACACATCCAACATTTGGTAATTTAAATTTATCAAGAATTAGTGACGAAGAAATTATGTCTTTATTAAATAGAAATATGGGTGAAATTAAAACTGATGGTGATGATGATTTAGAACACGGAACTTTTGATGATGAAGCTATTCATAATTATGTTTCATATAACTTAACTAATAATATGGTCCATATATTTGATACGATTGGACATAATATGCCTAGAGAGTTAGAAGGTAATGAATATGAAGAAACTATGGATAATGCTTATGATGACGCTTTCAAACATTTTAAAAAATTTCCAGAAACTATGACTAATAGATTTGATAGAAAATTTAATCGTTTTGATGAATCAAGTAAAAAATCTATGAGTTATAAACAAATATTATCAAATAAAAGATTAAGAAAATAAATCATTAACGATAATGGCGAAAAAAATGAAATTGTTATACGATGAATATTCACAAATGATGGATGAATTGTATAGTGCGGTTAAAGAAAAACCAATAGAAGAAAAATTTGTCTCTAAAGACCAACAAAAATATTTTTATTGGAAAGCTGGTCAAAAGGGTAAAAAGGGTGAGGAATGGAAAAAAATGGCTGATGAATTTTCTAATACTATGACTAAAAAAGATTGGGAAAAATTACCAAAAAAGGTAACTAATGAATCGGTTAAGAATTTAAACCCTAAAATTAATAAAAAGTCTTTAATTGAATATGTTATAAAACAAAATGTACCGGTTAAGGTTACTAAAAAAGAAATTGTTAAACAAATAAAAAGAAATGACTAAAATTCGTAGAAATATCTCACTTAAACTTTTTGAACAGTATAAACGAGATTTAGGTGTTGTTGATGGGATTGAATATGATTTAAACCATTCAGAAATGATACATCCAGATATTGAGAAAAAACTTAAAAATGGTAACCATCATTTAGGTACTCATCCATCATTCCCAGAACTTGATTCAAACCAAAATTTTGGTGAAAAATTAGCTTCAAAAAGTTTTAAAGATATTGTTAAAAAAGTTAAGAAATATTCTGGAGTTAAAGATATTACCGAAAAACAAGTTATGGAGATGAGAGATCTTTTAGAAGAAATTATCTCAATTGAAAAAAATGAAAGAAACCTTTTAGAAAAATTAGCTATAGATATCGTAAAAAAAGAATTTGGTATTACCGATCAATTATTATTTGACGCTAAATTAGTTGATGCTGGTAACATTAATTTTGATGAAAATGTAAGTAAAAATGATGAAATTTTTATTGATTTTGATAATGCCGCGGAGGAAGAAACTATAGTTTCTGAAGTTGAAAAACAAAAATTACTTAATGGTTTAGCTCAAGGAGCTGCCAAAAAAGGACATTATATGTTTCATAGAATTGAAGATGAATTAGATAAGATTGACACATCTTTGAGTAATCTTTATGGTAAATTAATGTCAATTAGTGATTTCACTTACTGGATTACACCAGATGAAGCTATGATGATTATGGTTGGTGGTGATGAAAATTTAGTTGGTGGTGAAAATATTGATTTAAATACGACACCCCCTACAATAAAGGCTAAAGCTTTAACTTTTCCAATATTAGTACAAGAATTAATTACCGGTATAATGAAAATTATGTCTATGGACGCTTTACCAGGTGATGAAAACATTAAAAAATATGTTGATAATAAATGTAAATTTGTAACTTCAGAATTTTGGGATGTACGTTTAGGTCCAGGTTTATGGGATAGATTTAAAGAAGTTATTGGAACTAATGATCAAGATTTAAAATATTATCTTTACAATGAGATATCATTAATACCGGCCAAAGAGTTCAATTCATTTATGAATGACTTATTTAAGGGTGATGAAACAGCTAAACAAAAATTAGTTGATATGGCGAATAACATTAGAGAGGAAATGAAAGAAGATAATTATACAGAATTAATTGGTTATTATGATAACGATAATAAAGTTGAAGATGATATTGACATCATAGACCTTTTTAGATAGTAGGGATATTTATCAATATGTTGAAGAAAATTACCCATAAATTATTAAAAGAAGAAATTACTGATAGGGAAATAAAATTTGTTAATAATTTCGCCACTAAAAGACCAGAACTTGATTGGGAAGGTGTTAGAGATGAGTTAATTGAGATGGGTTATACTAATGAGGAATCTATGTTATTAATTTTAAAGACGATTTCTTCTGAAGATACTGAATGGGTTGAAGATCCTTTAGAATTATTTGATCTTGGTCATTGGTTTTCGGCTTTTGGTAAAGATACACTAGAAATACTTAAA